GACCGCAGCCGCAGCATCGCCCGCAATGGGACGAGTCCCGATCAGGACACGCCCAGCGCCAACTACATCCAGGCCCTGTATTTCACGCTGCTGGGCCGTCAAGCCACGCCGGCCGAGCGCGCCGCCTGGCAACCGGTGCTGGGCAGCACGAGCCGGACCAGCGTGGCCACGAGCTTCCTGAATTCGGAGGAGTTCCGCAGCGACGCCAGCGCGCTGCTGTACGGCTACTCGCCCTACAGCACTCCTGCCAACGGCAACACGCCCAACATCAACGTCATCACGCCGTTTTTGGAGCCGAACCTGCTGCACCGGGTCTTTCTGCCGACGCCGAGCGAGATCGAAAACTGGTTGACCAGCGGCCTGCCCCTGGCGGGCATCGAGGACAGCATCATGGGCGGCAGCGAGTTCTTCGCCAACGGCTGAGCGCGCAGGGGATATGGGGGTGGCTTGAGGGTTTCTCGTTCCCATGCGGAGCATGGGAACGAGAGACGCCTTAAATGAAATGTTGCCAGTGGTGTGAGTACGCCTCGAGGGATTCGAACCCCCAACCTGCGGCTCCGTAGGCAAGCCGTGGGTCGGGCCGGGTGAGGCCGCGCGTGCGGGCGAACGTCAAGGCGGGACGGTCTTTACACCGATCCGCCTCGCGACGCAAGCCCAACCCGACCGGCACAAAAACGGGCCGTTTCCCGGGGAGTTTCGGGGAAGATTTGGGGGTGCAGGCGCCTGCACCCTACCGGCCCGCCGGTCGCTCGCCGCCCCGGGCCCGGACCGACCTGGCCCGCCGCGCGGCAATCTGCACACAGGCGCTGGCCTCGACCGGCCGGCCGGGGACCGCGTACAGCGCCGCCGCCAGCCGCGCGGCCGCCTCGCGCTGCGAGCCGACCAGGTCGCGGGGCAGCAGGCGGCGCATCAGGGCGTAATCGCTCATGCCGCCCTCCCGACCCTGATGAGGGTGCCGACCGGCAGCCGCCCCCGCGGCCGGATTCCGAACACCGCCTTCAGGAGGGCCCGCGCGTGGGACCTGGTCGGGGCGCTGACCGTCTCGACCCGGCCGTCCGGCAACTCGCCCGTGAACAGGGCCAGCTCGATAGGCTGGGGGGCAGGCGCCAGGTCGGCCCGCCGTGGCGGCGGGACCGTTTCCAGCCCGGCACGGAGATTGCGTGTATCAGGGGGCGTAGCCACGACGGGGGCTGCACTGCCGACAGGGCCTCGGGGATCAGCCGGGGCCCCCGGCGTTTCTGGGGGTGGATCGTGGACGCGGAGCATGGCTGGGCCTCGCCGGCGGCGGGTTCGTGGTGGATGGCCAGTGCCAGACGTGACCTCGCGAGCGTGGTTCCGGGCCGCCGGGGAGGGTGGAAGTGGAGCGCCGCGCAGACAGCCGCCCGCGGGCCGGCCGACCGTCTGGCGCCCCTCCTCCACCCAAATCGTAACAGATACCTGCGGTTTGGGCACGGAAATTCCGGCAAATGCGCACGCCAGTGACAATGGGATGTCACCGGCACCTCCGCAATCCCTGCTCCCGCCACCAGCAGCGCTCCTCCACAGATAGACGCTCCAGTACATCGAGGAGTGCCAACGGCTGCGTTCCCTGGGCGGCCAGGTCGGCGACCAGGAGGCGGGTACACTCGCGCCAGTCCTCCCAGGTCGGCGGCCCTGCCGGGACGCCCGTCAGCCGCGCGGCCTGGGAGTAGTGGCAGTAGTTGATGCCGTCGATCCAGGGCAGCGACTGGCCCCAGCCCTTCGGCCGGATCGAGGCGGCGGCCTCCAGCCGCTGCTCCAGCGGCAGCGCACGCCAGCCGGTGGCCGCCAGGGCGTGGCACCTCTGTGCTACCTCTGGGTCGGGGTGCGTGTTTCCGATCGCGCTGAGCTGTGGCCAGATGAGCGGCGCCAGCCGGGCCAGGCCGGCGTGGGCCGCCTCCCGCACGCGGAACGTATCGTGACCGAGCAGGGCGACGAGGATAGCCAGGAAAACGACGGGCACGGGTGAATACCTCCAAATATGCCGGGACGTCGTCAGCGTAGCAGAAAAAGCCGGGCAGCCGCACCCCACGCCAGCACCCAAACATGCGAGGGGTGCGGCCACCCGGCAGGCTCCATCAGGCCGCCTTGGCGGGCGCGCTGCCGGCCACAGGCGAAACCACCTGCTTGATCCGGTTCTGGATCGCGGCCTGCAACTCGGCAGCGAGCATCTCTTCGAGCTGTATCGCGGCGTCGGCCAGCAGGCCCTTGATCGTCGGCGAGCCGGCCGGGGCAGGCGATGGATCCGGGGCGGCCGGTGCTGCCGGCGTCATCCAGTGCTTGAGCAGGTAGCCCAGCGCCAGGCTCAGCACAGAGCTGATGACTTGCATTACCACGGGGGAAGTCAGAGTTTCAACCACGGGAAGACTCCAGGTATGAGTAACGGCTTACGGGGAAACACGAACAGCAGCAGGCCGACCACCAGCAACCCGCCGAGGGGCAGCAGCAGCGGCAGCCAGGGGAGAAGCAGCAAGAGGCCCAGAGCAGGCGGCACCGGCAGTGGCAATGGGACGGGGGCCGGGCTCGGCACGGGGGCGGGCGCAGGCGCCAGCGGGTTTGCCCGCGCCAGGCCCCCGGCGAGCACGGCCGGGCCGTCGTAGGTTGTGGCGTGCCACACGATGCGGCCGGGGAAGCCGGCCGTGCGCGGCAGCTGCACGATCAGGTGCGTGCCGCTGCTGGGCAGGCCCAGCGCCGGCAGCATCGGGCTGCCCTCGGGGTAAAGCTGGACGTTGACCTTGCCCGCCCACGGCTGCAACTCGGGGGCGCTGGCCAGGTCCTGCTTGACCGCCGCCAGGACCTGCGCTGATCCGATCACCGTCAGCGACGGCAATCCCGAGTCATCCGGCAGAGGCGACGGCGCGGGGCTGGGCGAGGGCCCCGGCCGCGGTGTGGGATGAGGCTTGGGGATGGGCAGTGGGGCAGGATGCGGGCAGTAGGGTCCGGGGCACTGCTGCACGGCGTCGAGGGCCTCGGCACGGGTCACGCCGACGCCGTTGACGCTGTACTCGGGCTGGCCGGCGAAGTAACAGCGGCAGCCGTAGTCAGTGATCGACACCGGGCCGTTCTTCAGGCTGCCTTTGGCGGGCACTGGAAAGGGTGCGACATGCTCGGCAGGTCCCCAGTCGCCGGCGGCGCTGTAGGGCCTCCAGTAGCCGCCGGGGTAATCCCAGCCGCCCAGGAACGATGCGCCCTCGCGCAAGAACACCTGCGACGGATTGCCGCACGGATCCCAGTAGTACACGGGGGCAGTCCAGCCAGGCGGCCCGGTTCGCTCGTCATCGTCGATCACTCCTGGAATGGGAGGGGGCGGCGCCTGGAGCAGTACGACAGCCCAGCCGCCGCCCATCCCCTTCCAGCGCTGCACGAATTCAGCCGGCGTCATCCACACTAGCTGATTGTCTGCCTTCGTGCTGCGGCTGTACGGGTAATTGTTGTCCAGGATGCAGGCCCAGTGTTCGTCCAGGTGGACCAGGTTGACCATGTGGCTGATCGAGCCCGAGTAATGCGGGTCGTGACCGTCGTAGGTAACGCCTGGCATGCGGCCCGTGGCGAGCACGGCCTTGAGAAAACCGACGTCGCCGCCGGTGTGCTGGAGGTACTTCACGCCGGGCGCGTGCTGCTTCAGCATGCGGTCCACCTTCTCGGGCCAGCCGCCGCCTGGACCCTTCGCGGCCAGCGCCTGGAAATCAAACAGCGCCGGCTCGTTCTGGTAGCGGGCCGCATGGGCGATCGAGGTGAAGACGCACAGGCCGGCCCCGTCAGTGCCGCCGCGGTTGAACTGACGCAATTGGCAGGGCAGATAGCACTCGACGAGAACCTGGCCGTCGGGCGATAAGACGCCTCCCGTCTGCGGGGCAGCGTCGGCCGCAGCGGGCAGTAGAAGCAACAGCAGGGTGAGCAACGGGCGCTTCATGGGACGATACCTCTCCGCTCGTGATGCGGGTGATGGGGCTCGGGATAGGGCCGACGGGGATACGGATACGGGTACAGCGGCCACCACGGGTAAACGGGCCGCGGGTTGATGATGATATTGGGGCCGGGCCTCGGCTGCGGTGCGGGCTGCATGGGCGCCGGGGCAGGTGCAGGCGTCTGCAGTGGCACCGGCAACGCGGCCGGGTTATGGGCGAAGATCAGCACCAGCACGCCGACACCGATCACGCTGGCCAGCACCAGGAGCAGTGGCGTGCCCAGGTCACGTTGGGTCATGGATCGACTCCTCCTTCGGCCGGGTCAGCTCCCCCATGGCGACCTCGTGCTGCAGGTTGCGGTAGGTTCGCGCCTGCTCTGATGCCTCGAGCCAGTAATCGTAGACTGTGGTGCGCCGCTCGCCGTCGGCGAAGACGACCTCGACGACCCACAGTTTGAGGCGATGATCCCACATGGGCGGTCCTCGCGGTTCAATGGCCGGGCTGCCGCGCCCACCCGTCCAGCAGCGCCGCACAGCCCGGCTCCCCCTCACAACTCCGGCTCGCAAACCGGAGACACCTTGCGATACCCCAGGGACTTGGCCACGGCCAGGACCTCGGCCGCTGTCGGATTCATTTTCCTGTACTTGCGCTTGTAGGCGTCGATCGCGCGGATGAATTCCCACTCCTCGGCCGTGTGCGGCACGGTGTTCGTGATCCGGGGTAGACGCCGGCGTGCTACGGGAATCATGGTCAGGCCCCCGCATCGCTCTTGGGGTCGTGAACCTTGATTCGCGGCGCCGGCGGCGGGCACTTCGCGCGGCAGCCCTCGCCGTCTACCAGTTTCCGCAACTGCTTCCAGGTGTGCCGGTGGTAGGCGCGTGAGCGCTTGCGCTCCTCGGCCAGGTGTTCGCGCAGCGCCTCGACGACCCTGGGCAGGAACGTGATGCACACGTAACGCGCGACCCATCCCAGGATCAGTAATGCCCCGGCGGTGCCGCCGAGGCCGTGCAGCTGGCTCAGGTCAAAGTCCACGGGCGAATCCTCCTCAAGCAGCCTTGGCTGGCAGCGCCGCCTCCAGCGCGCTGACGTAGTTGGCAATCAGGTGACAGTTGACCGCGTCCGAGAGCAGCGGCCCAACGCCCTTGCGCGCGTGCCCCACGACGCGGCGCAGCCGCCCGAAGCAGCTGCCAGGCCCCCCGTCGGGCAGCTGCCACTCGCGGCCACAGTGCAAGTACCTGATCCCGTCCGGCACATGGGGCACCGGGTCGATATCGTTGACCACGCGCCACACATCGACGAGATTATCGACGCCGGCGGTGAATTCGGCGTCACCCACGCGCGGAGCGCCGAACGTGTACACCGGCATCACCCGCCAGCGGTTCGCGGCCAGCGATGCCGCCGCCAGCGTGGCCAGCGCGCCGCCGAGGCTGTGGCCGGTGACCTCGACCGGTATCTCCATCGGTGTGTGGACCTGCACCCAGGATCGTAGCTCCTCCCACGAGTCCGCGAAGCCGTGGTGCACCTTGCCCGGCAGGCCGCGACGTGCCTCCTGCCAGGCGGCCAGGTCCACCAGCCAGCCGCCCAGGGTCGCCGTGCCGCGAAACACCACCAGCGTGCGGTTGTCCAGGTCGCAGACGTCCGCGTAGAGGTCGCCGTCGCTGCGGGTATGCACGCGGTCGGGCGTGCAGCCGATGACCTGCTCGACCTGGTCGGAGTCGCCGGAATCGGCGGCCTGGCAGGCGCGGGCGGCAAATAGTGCCTTGCTCGGGCTGTAGGCTTCCATCGGTGCTCCTATGCCGGCGACCAGGCCGTGTCGGTGTCCTCGACCCAGCAGTCCGATACGTGGACGTGCTGCCGCTGCGGGTTGCCGCCGGCGACGCCGTTGTCCGTGATGATTGCCTCGACGCCGCCAGGCCCCGGCCCGGTCGTCATCGTGTCCACGCTCAGCCCTGACAGCCTCACCGGCCCCATGTCGCGCGAGGTCCTCTTCAGCGTCAGGCTCGTGTTCCAGCGGCCCCCGCGGATGTTGATGCCACCCCTGGCCCCGTCCACGGTAAAGTCGCCCACGCCCGGCGTCGACTGGTAGAAGTGGCAGCCCACGAAATCAGCCCCTGCCCCGATCTCGTGCAGGTCCACGCACGCCTGGAAGTGGTGATTCAGCTGGCACCCTGTCACCAGGAAGTGGCTGTCGTTGACGCCGGGCACGGCCTGGATGCCAATGTGGTTCATGAGCCAGCTGCACGCATCGAAGGCCGCGTTGCCCGAGCGGATCAGGGTCGCCGTGTTGCCGGTATCGCCCTGGTTCCAGCTCGCCTGCTTCCACGCGACGCCGAGGTGCCGCAGGTATTCCGCCCTGGCCGTGGCGTTGGGCGTGGCGCTGTCGGTGCCGATCTCGGTCCCGATCGTGCAGGTGTTCTCGATCGTCGAGCACGCCACCAGGGCATTGACCCAGCTCTGTGCCGTGAACCTCATGCCGTGGCTCTTGAGCCAGCGGCAGTACACGCCGCGGATCGTGAAATCCTGGCAGCCCGCCAGCACGTCGATGCCGACGCTGCCGGTGTCGGTGCCGTCCATCGTCCCCTGCAGCATCCAGCGCCCGTCGAGGCACCAGCCCGTGGTGCCCGAGGGCTGGATCAGGGTTGCGGCCGAGCCGACGGCCTCTAGCGTCGCGCCCCAGAACAGCCAGTGCTGGTTGTTGGCCGGATTGAACGGGCTGTCGAGTACGTACGCACCGCCCTGGCCGGGCACGATGACGTAGGGCTCGCCGCTCGCGGCCGCCCGGCGAAACATCTGCGCGTCGGTGTCGCCGGCCTGGCGGAACTGCTGTACGGTCCAGAGTTGCGCGCCGCCGCCCGAGCCGGCAGGCCCCATCGGTCCCACTGGCCCTTGAGGACCTGCAGGCCCTTGAGGCCCCATGGGCCCGATCGCTCCCGCCGGTCCTGGCAGTCCCGGAGGACCTGCAGGCCCCGCCGGGCCCGGCGCACCCTGGACGCCGAGGTCCAGCAGCAGCTGGGCCAGGTCGTTGACCACGGTTTGCGGGTTGGGTGCCACGTCCGATCCTCTCAGAACAGCGACCACCGGCCGTTGAGGTAATTCCGTACCAGTGTGAAGTTGCCCGCGCTCAGGTACGAGTTGTACGCCACGATTTCGCCGACGTCGGCACTCATGATGATGCCATTGGCGTTGCCGATGGCCGTCCCCGTCAGGCTGTTGCTGAGGACCGTCTGGTCCGTCCCGACCTGGGTGCCGTTCTTGAACACGCGCCAGGTGGTCGAGGTCCTGTTGCTCTCGACGAGGGCGAAGGCGTCCGGCGACGGAAAAACCGATGCTATGGCGGGGTTGTTGGTGCCATCCCAGTAGTTGCCCTGCCGCGACGTGCCGGCCAGCAGGAAGTAGCTGTTAAGGTCGGCGTTCCGTCCCAGGATGCCCTGGCTGCTGCCGGTCGTCGTGTCCTTGATGACGAAAAAAATCGTGTGGTCCGTCAGGGTCAGTCCTGACAGCCCCAGCCACTGTGTGCCGCCGAAGCGGATGACCGGCTTGCTGTTCTGGATGTTGAGCTTCAAAGTTGCCCGCAAGCCCGCCGTGGCCTGCGTGGCGTTGTTGCCGGCACTCGACTGGTCCACCCAGCCGCCGACCGGGTTGCCGTCGGCCGAGGCCGGCGTGGTCAGGCCGGAATCCTGGAACGTGCCGGCGTCGGCCTTGAGCCAAAGCTGCAGCCCGGCGATCGAGGCCGGCGTGAACGCGGCGACCTGGCCGGCGCACAGGCCTGCGCCCAGGCCCATGCCCATCACGATCCGCCCACGCCTCGGTACCCTGTGCCGCATACTAGACCCCTGGCCGCTTCTCGCCGTACACCACGATGCCCGCGGCCGTCGTGCCGCTGGCGGTGATCTTGGTGATCTCCATCGCGTGCTGAATGCCCGCCGCCAGCGCGCCCGACGGGATGGTGCTCGTGTTGCCCGCGGAGTCGGTCACGACGATGGCCCCGGCCGTGACGAAGCTGATCGCCTGGATGTAGACGCCTGTCGGCGGCGTGAAATCGTTCGCCGGTGCCGACGAGCCGTTGAGCACGTTGATGTAGCGCGGCGGGTTGATCCGGATGTCTGTGTGGGCCAGTGCCATTTTCCTTTCCTCCTGCCGTTCACGTCGCCGGCGTCTGCGCCGTCAGTATGCCATTAGTGAAGGTCATCGACCCGTTGGCGCCGCCGGGCGTCAGCTTGGCCGTGGTGATCGTGACGCTTAAGCCGGCCAGGTTGTTGATCGAGTACACAATCCCGCCGTAAACCGCAGAACCATCGGTAAGCGTGCCGGTCGCGCCGGCACGAGCGGTCAAACCCTGGTACAGCGTAATTCGTGTGTCCGACGCAACACCCCCGATCGTCGAGGCCAGGTAGAAGGTCGGTATCCCGCCCGTGTAGTTGGGGGCGAAGCCAGCCGTCAGGATGTAGTGCGACGCAGCATGCACCAGGTCGGTCTGAATGATGCTTTCGCTGCTGTTGTCAGCGTAAAAGCTCGCGTTCACCACTTCCGAGGCACCCGCGCCATCCCAGTTGGCAACCCAGACGGCGTCTTTGACCGTCTGGTTCGCCGTCCAGGTGTTGGCGTGCGCCAGGGCAATGCTCGCAACCACCGCCCCCGTCGTGGGCGAAATCGTCAGCGTGCCGTCGCTGTTGGACACAGACGAGACTGCGCCTGCGGCGCCTTGAGCGTTTAAGATCGCCGGCAGCAGCACTACTGCCCATTTCGTTCCGGTACCGCTCTGTTTCCACAGGATCGGTACACCCGCGTTGGTGTAGTTGTCCGATGCGGACGTAAGCTTGGTGTTGTCTCCGTTGGTAGTTGTTGCAAACGTATGCGCCGCGTTAGTAACATTGACCTGGACCTGCACAGGGCCCGCAATGGCCGCGCGACCGGTGTTGCCGTTGGGCAGCGGCTCCATCACCACCACGAACTGCTGGCCTGCCGCCGTGGGGGTAATCCCTGTGAAGTCCACCAGCTGCTGGAACTCCTGCAGGTTGGCCCCCGGGTCGATCAAGGGCGCCTGGCCGGCCAGCGACAGGATGGCATACCACCCGACCGCCCCGCCGGAATTGTTCTGCACCCGGATGGCCGACGGCCCGATCGCCGCGTCGTCCGGCGGCGTCTCGCCCTCGCCCCTTTCCTCCTGGATGCGCTTGGCGGCTTCCACCAGGTAATTCCAGGTGCGGGCGCTCAGCGCCCGGCCGACCGGCATGCCGCGGAACACCTTGCCAAGCGGATCGTTCAAGGCCCCACCTACGGGTTCGCTATCGGGTCCAGCCGCAGCTGGGTGAAGTCGTAGCCGTAAAACACGTTCTCCACGTAGACGCCGACAATCTGCTTCGACCTGTAGCCGTTGCTGACCGTGTCACGGGTCAGCGCCCAGGCGTACTGCCAGCCGTTCTTGTTGATCGGCGTGGCAAAGGTCCCGAAGGTGAGGTTGTTGTCGTTGCGGCTCACCTCGAACTTGTGGCTCACGCGGATCATCTCGTGGCCCGTGCTCGGCACGCTCGGGTCCAGGCCGCCGTCCGAAATCGCCCCGCCGTCGTACCTGACCTCGCCGACGTCCAGGTTGAACACCTGGTTCTTCCAGACGATCACCATGTTGTTGGTGTTGATGCTGGGGGTCATCTTCGCCAGGTTTGACAGGTAATCCCCCGGCAACGTCGTCGAATCGTACAGCCGCTCCACGGTGAAGCTGAACTTCGGCCCCGGCAGGTCCACGCCCTGGACGCCGTCGCGCGTGACGTTGATGAGCCCCCCGAAGTCGGGGATGTCGCCCAGGTTCACGCCCGCCGCCGAATACTTGTTGGCCGTGCTCAGCGACACCTCGCGGTGGATGGTGCCGCCCGTCGTCTCCGCCGTGAACTGCAGGTTGTCCACCGGGATGGGCCGCGTCTTGCCGTAGTGGGCATCGACGCGCCAGAAGCCGGCCCCCAGGTGCGTCGTCTTGAAGTTCTGCAGCCACAGGCCGCCGTAGAGCGAATTCACCTCCCCGAAGCTGCCCAGGTTCAGGATCGCCGCCGCCCAGATGTCGTTGACGTTCTCGCTGCCCGAGGCGATGAACACCAGGTCGGCTTCCGGCTGGTCGAGGGACGCCGTGTCCACCTCGTCGTATTTCTGGATCCACGTGACGGCTGGCACGGTTCACGCTCCAAACGCCATTTGCCCCTGTTGCTGCAAGAGCTGCTGGACGCCGTCGGCGGTGCGCTCCGTGGCGTCGGCCGTCCGCGACCAGTAGCTGGTGCCGCCGGCGAACGCGGAAATCTGCGCCGCGCTGAACGAGCCCACGCTCGACAGGCCCTCGACGCCGCCGCCGAACTGATCGGCCGCCCCCGCGACCCGCCGCAGTGCCGCGCCCCGCTTGCTGCGGAGCATGGCCGCCCACGCATCCGCCTGCGCGGCTCCCTGTGCCGCCTGCTGCCGCAGGTCGTTGAGTTCGTTCATGGCCTCCTGGATGGCCCCGGCACCGGCGTTCTCGCGGGCCTGCAGCTCGGCACCACGGGCCGCGATGCGGGCCTCCACGGCGCCCCCGATTTCGTTGATGGCGCCCTGAGTCTCCTGCCCGACCTGCTGGAGCTGGGCCTGCAGCTCCGCCGGCGTCGGCGCATGGGCCAGCCAGCCCTCCGTGGACTGCATGAACTGCTGACGGGCCGCATTGGCGGCGGCCACATCCTGTTCATGGGTGGTGGTCGGGTTCAGCCGGCCACGCATGAGCACCACCTGGTAGATGATCTCCCCGATGGTGTTCCGCGCGACGTTCGCCACCGCGTTCCAGGTGTTGGCCCAGCCAAGCCGGAGGTAGTGCAACCCCGTCGTCCAGATGGCCCGCCAGCCGCCCCAGGCCGCGACCAGGAGCATCCGCAGACCGCCCCAGGCCCGGTCGGCCATGTCCTGGATCCACGTCCACGCGCGGAACCAGTTGATCTTGAGGACCTCGATGGCCGTGACCCAGGCGACGTTGAGCGCCGCCAGGGCGATCTTGCCTGCCAGCTCGAGGTCCCCGGCCTTGAGCGCATCAACGATCCCGCCCCAGACCGTCTTGAAGAATGCGCCGATCTCCTCGAGGCCCGCCATGAAGCCGGCGGTGAAGTTGTCCCACTGGCCGCTGAAGTAGATGATGGCCGCCGCCGCCGCCGCGATGCCGATGACGATCAGGCCAATGGGCGAGAACACCAGGCCCAGGGCCAGCGCCAGCAGCTTGACCACCACGATCAGCGCCGTAATTGCGAAACTGGTAATCGTGACGGCGTGCCCCAGGATGAGCAGGGCCAGGCCCACCCCCACGATCACCACGCCGGCGATCACCAGGGCCGTCACCAGGCCCCGGTTTTGGCTGATCCAATCCGTGACCTCGGGGATCACGCGGCCGAGCCACGCAACCAGCTCCGCCACCGTGGGGGCGATCGCCGAGCCGATCACCGCGACCAGTTGCAGCGCCTGCGCCCGCAGGAGCCGGAGGTTCTGCTGCAGCTCGGCGGCGTTGCGTGCGTCCTCGCCGCCCATGACGCCGCCGGCGTCGCGGAGCCGGCCCGCCAGCTGCTCGAACGCGGCGGAGCCGCCGCGGAGGAGCGGCAGCAGTTGCTGAGCGCCGCCGCCAAAAATCTGCTGGGCCAGGTGCGCCCGCCGCGTCTCGGACTCGACCCGCGACAGCGCGTCCGCGACCGTCAGGAACTTCTGGTCCGCCGGCAGCGCCTGCAACCGCTCGAACGACAGCCCGAGCTGGTCGAGGGTCTCCATCGCCTGGACGTTGCCGTCGTGGGCCTCCAGCATCACGTTGTTGAGCGCGGCCAGCGCGCCCTGCACCGTCTGCAGGTTGCCGCCCACGGAGTTGGCGGCGAAACCCAGCGCCTGCAGGGACTCCACCGAAGCCCCGGTCTGCTGGGACAGGTTGTGCAGCTCCCCCCCGGTCGCGGCAAACTCGCGGACGCCGCCCAGGCCGGCCGCCAGCCCGGCCGAGCCGGCCAGCATGACCTCGCGGCCCATGCGGGAGATAAGCCGGCCCCAGCGCCTCAGTTTCATTTCCGCGGTCTTGAGGCTCTGCTGCAGTGCCGCGTCCGAGGCGAACAGCTCGACGAAGGCGCGGCCGGCACGGATGGCTTTACTGTCGGCCACGGCTTACCTCCTTTCGTCGGGCTGGAGAGTCGGCTTGATCGCCCTGAGGTTGCGTCCCAGGGTCTCGACGAACTCGCGCGGCGAAACCTGGATCGTCCTGGCCCTTGACCGCTTCTCGTAGGGGTTGAAGTAATTCAGGTCCCGGATCGCCTGGCTGGCCTTGGCCGCATTGGCATTCCTCACCGTGACCATGACCGCCGACGTGTGCCGCCAGGCCTCACGCCGCCGGGCAATCACCATCCACACCAGCTGCCGGATCGAGAACGGCCCGGGATACAGGCCCAGCTCGCCGGCTAATTCCCAGGTTTGCCTGAACCAGTAATCAGGCTGTTCGTGCCGCTCTCGATCCTCTTCAGCACGTCCGCCGGGTCCAGCCGGTCCAGCTTGTCCAGCGCTTCTTTCGTCGCCAGGTCGCTCACCTGCCTGGTTTTTTCCAGCAGCTTGAGCAGGACCGGCTTCGACTTGCGGAAAAAATCCGCGATCGCCTGCAGCAGGGCGTCGGCCATGTCCTCCAGGACCTGCCCGTCCAGGAGCCTGGCAAACTGCTCGCGCGTGACGTTCAGCTTGCCGGCCTGGTCCTCGACCAGGCACCACACGACCGCGACCACCTTGCGGTAATCGCCCAGCAACTCCTCCAGCCCCGCGAGGTTCTTGAGGAGAAGGTTCTGGATGACCACCTCGGTCTCGGCCGCGATGTACTCGGTGCGGTCGAAGGTGATGGTGGGCAGGGTCCAGGTCCGCCCATTCGTGTCCTTGAACGTCGACATGGCAAGGTCTCGTGAGGCCAGGCGGGGCTGGGCGCTGCCCCGCGTGGCAGTTAGTTGGTGCCGTTGACCACCGGGTTGGTGCTGAAGCATGGCTTCATGGTGATCGACCAGGCGTTAATGCCGTCGATGGGCTGCGACTCCTTGAACTCGAACACCTTGTAGTCAGCGCGCGTGTACAGCTCGCCGTTGCCGGTGTTCATGACGCCCGTGCAGACCGAGGTGTCCAGCACGGTGCGCCCGAAGTACGCCGAGCGGATGGCCACGAACCCCAGGTTGTCCGCGGGAACCTCGAGGATCTCGAACTGCAGGTCGAGGTCCAGAAGGGTTGGCTCCTGCTGCTTGACGCCGCCGGTGCCCTTGCGCGACACGTCGGCCGAGTCCATGGCGTGCCCCATGGTGAGGTCGCGGCAGTGGATCACCTGCGTCCACACCGGCGTGTTGTAGGTCGCGTTCGTGCCGTTGTTGAAATTCAGGGTTGCGAGCGCACCAAGGCGCGGGCCCGTTGCTGCCGACATGGTTGCCTCCGCTCTGTGCTCGAGCCTCTGTTACTCGCGCCACCCTTCCGCCGCGTCGTCCAGTTCCGCCTCGAACGCCGGCAGCATGAAGGGCCTGGCCCGGTACCTGTACACCACCACGTGGCCGTTTTTCACCACGGCCTGCGTGCCGCCTTCCTCCAGCGCCTGCGCCCCGGTGCCGTCGCGGTAGGGCGTCGGCCCGATCACCACCGACTGCGCCGCCCGGTCCAGCGCGAACAGGATGCGGCTCCTCAGTGCCCGCGTATGCCCCAGCGGCGGCCGCCCCGGCAGCGACACGCGGCCCTTGTTCTGCCCGTCCTTGATCGAGCTCTTGGCCCGCCGCCACACGAACGCCCCGAAGCGGCTCAGTCCAGCCTCGGTCCGTTTCGCCATCAGGGCGCCCACCTTGGACGTCTCCAGGAACGTCCCGCGCCGGCCGTCGCTCACCCGGAAGCCGATCATTGATGCCAGGCCTCCACGTCCACGTCCAGCACCGCCAGGAAGAGATACTGCTCATCCAGGTGCTGCTGGTCGTACAGCGGGTCGGCGTTTGGCGCGCCGATCACGTAACAGCCGGTCAGCCCCGAGACGCCCACGGGGGCCAGTGCCACCTTGGCCGTGTACCTGTCCTGGACCGCCTCCACCGTCTGCACCAGCGCGTCCAGGTTCGCCGGCGTCGGGCTCGTGACCCGCTGAAGGAACACCAGGCCGTAGCGCAGGTCGTTCTGCTTCAGGGCCCGGCTTACCAGCTTTCCCTGCCTGGCCTCGGGCGTGACCACGCACTGGAGGCCCGAGCCAACGGTGATCGACTCCAGCAAGAGCCGCGTGATGTAGCCCCGACTGAACGTCGTGGTCACGGGCCAGCTTTGCGCCGTCAGGTCCGCCACGATGGCATCGCCGATAGCCGCGACCTGGCTGCTCACGTCGTCACCCCGACATACTTCGCGTGGACCCGCACCAGCTGCCGGCCGCGGTCACTCCAGCGCCACGTCGGCTCGTCCCGGCCGTAGGGCAGGAGCTGGTAGCGCCGCTTGACGCCGTCCGTGCCCACCTCGTCGATCGTGTCCCCGTCCGCCGGCACGACGCCGGCGCCGATCGGGGCCAAGTTGGCCACCGGGAAGAGGTAGTCCCGGTCGGTGCGGATGATCTTGATGCCGAACACCGGGTCGGTCACCTTCAGGAGGAACGACCCCGGCGTCGCCGCGAACGTGGCCGTCCGCCCGGAGCCGGTCTGCGTGTACGTCACCTGGACCGACCCGTAGGACTGGAGCGCGGCCGAAACCATCGCGGCCCCTTGTTGCAACAGGTCGGTCATCAGCTGTACCTCGTACGCACCCGCAGCCAGTCCACGCTCACCTGCATCGTGTCCGTGCTCGACGTCTTGACCAGGTGGGCCAGGAGGAACCACGGCCCCGCGTAGGCCGAGATGTCGAAGTTCGTGCTGTTCAGCACCAGCACGCCGTTGACGTAGAACTTCGGGGCCGTCGGCACCCGGCAGTCGATCCACACCTCGAAGCGCGTCCCGGCCGTGTACGTCTTGGTGGTGTCGGTCGGCGCCACCGTGTTGCCGCCCGTCTTCGAGGCGGCGTAAATGTGCGTGTCGTGGGCCTTGACCTGCACGCCGATGCTGTCCGCAATGTTCGTCCACGCCGTCGCGTTGGTGGCGCTGGCCAGCCCGAGCGAGAACACCGCGTTCGTGCTGCTGTCGTCGGCCAGGACCGTGACGCCCATCTCCACGATGCCGTTGGCCAGGGTGGCCACGCCGTCGTAGCCGAGGGCATCGACCTTCTCCGCCTCGTTCGTGGCGGCGAGGATGAAGACCTCGGCGCCGCCCAGACGCAGCGGGTAGCCGAAGCCGCCGGCGGCCGGCGTGCCGACCAGCGCCGTCTGGAACGGGCCCTGGGCCAGGTCCAGGGAGTACACCCCGGACTCATTGAGGTTCACCGTCATGCTGGTGTCGGCGTTCTGGCTGTCGCCGATCGCCGTCCCCAGCAGGAAGTCGCGGCTGTTGGCCGAGCGGTTGTAGGTCCCGTAGCTGCCCGCCACGTTCCACCACACCGGGCCGCCGTCCAGCACCTGGTACCCCGAATTCTTCGGGATCACGTACTGGCCCTTGGTGTTGAACCCGACAGCCCCATTGAGTGCGGCCGCCAGGAATGACGTATAAGCCCCTGCCTTGCCGCTGGGCATCTGGTTGAGGTCGCCCACCTGGATCGCCGCCGCGGCCGTCTTGCGGATGTCCCAGCGATCACGGCTGAAGGAGCTTTGCGCCACCGTCCACCTCTACTGCGGATCGCCGAAGTCGTAGGCCACGTCGCCCCAGGCGCGGTCGTTCCTGAACTCGCGGCCGTCGTGGCCGAGGTGGGCCAGCGCCACCTTGCGCGTCGCCATCACTTTGCGGCCCCGCAGGGCCAGCCACTCGCTCCAGTACCAGTCCTCCGACACCATCGTCGCCATCCACCGCCCGGCCTCATTGCGGCCGATGCCGTCGACGTAGGTGAAGCCCGGGAACTCCTCGATCCAGGGCAGGTCTGTCCGGCAGACCCACAGCCCCGTGTTGATCGCCAGGAAGTCCCTTGCCGTATCGCCGGCCCCGGTGGTGATGCCCTGCGCCCGCACGTCCTCGATGCCGAAGGTCTCCGGCAGCCGCATCACGTCGTGCATCGTCAGCCGCCGCGTTACCCCGGTGTCGGGGTTGCGGACGGCGGTCGAGGTAAAGCCGCGCTCGTCCTTGATCGGCACCACGGCGGACAGGACGTCGGCGCCGGGGTTGGCCTCCAGCTCGTCCACCAGCATGTCCGCCCAGAACAGCGCCGGCTCGATGTCCGAGTGGCACATCGCCGCGTGTGTCGGCCGCTCGCCCGGCCCGTGCTTGACCGTGATTTCGTCGCGGTCGTTGAGCATCATGCACCACAGCCGGTTGAACGCCAGGCAGAACGCATTAATCCTGGTCAGGCCGATCTTCAGCTGCCCGCGCCGACTGGGCGGCGGAATCCTCAGTTTCAGCTCGCCGGTGACCGGATCCTTGACGTCGTGTTTGGTCTGCTCGCCCGGGCGGCGCGGCAGCATGAGGTACACGCATTGCTCTTCCACGGCTGTCCCCGGCTGCGGACCATCGTTGCGGCCTCGCCCTGCCGCAGGTAGATGGCGGCATGGGCCTCGGCCGCGGCCTGGTAGATGAAAGCCGACCAGCGCTCGCGGCCGCCATCGCTCACGACGACCCAGAAGCGCGGTTCCATGTGGACTATTCCTGGGTCCGCGGCTGCCGGCGGCAGTGCATCGAGTTCAGGTAGTTCTGGTCGCCCAGGTCCCTGGCCCAGGTCCCCCAGGGCTCGGTGTTTGGATAACCCTTGCCGCCGTGGTGGATCACCGGCACTTTGCGCGTGGCGAACACTCGCAGCCGCTGCCTCGCGCAAAAGCTCGAAAAGTTCCAGTCCTCGCTGATCTCGCCGGCCCCAATGCTGCCGTCCGGCAGCTGGAAAATCCCGTCCGTGAAGTAGAAGCCCGGGAACACCGGCGGCGCCACCCAGGGCACGTCGAACCGGCAGACCCAGAGGCCGGTGTTGACCATGAGGTACTGCCCCTCGGGCAGGCCCAGGTCGGCCGCCTCGAAGGTCTCGTGCAGCCCGTAGACCTCGTGCATCGTCAGCCGTCTGAGCACCTGGCCGTCGTCGCCCACGGCCGTGGTCGTCAGGCCGCGCTCGTCCTTGATGGGCACCACGACGCTGAGGACGTCGGCGCCGACCCGCTCCATCTCGGCGATCAGCTCGTCCAGCCAGCCGGGCCGCGACTGGATGTCCGCGTGGTGCATCGCCCAGTGCGAGGTGCCCCACGCCGTGCGGCCGTTGAGGGCCTCCGCCCACAGGCTGTTGAAGTTGAGGGCCACCATGCCCGTCTTCAGGATCCGCAGGTTGATCCGCGTGCCCTGGTCGAGGGACGCCTTGAAGAGGCCGGGGATCGCCTCGTCGATGACGCTGCCGCGCGTCGGCACCGCCAGGAACACCGACCGGACCGGCGCACTTGAGGCCGCGGCCGTCGCCGGCGGTACAGACGTCTGCACTGCCTGCGGCGTGGCCGCCGCGTCCTTGCGCCGCAGCACGGCCACCGTGCCGTGGCGGTCGTCGAGGTACCAGCCGTCGGCCAGGAGCTCGTTGACGGCCTGGGTCACGCCCGGGTCCCAGCCGCCGTTGTACTCGCCCGGGTGCACCCGGTAGTCGTGGAAGGCCAGGGCGCCGCCGGGGGCCAGCTTGGCGGCGGCCAGGGCCGCGTCGAGGCTGGCGCTCCGGTAATCGTGGGCGCCGTCGATGAAGACCAGATCGTACTCCAGCGGCAGCCCCGGCACGACGGCGTCCGAGGTCCCGACGGCGAACTCGACCGGCGCGGCCGGCGCGTAGCGGGCCAGGTTGGCCCGGAAGTTTTCCAGGGTCGGCTCCCGGAGCGGCGTCGCCCGGCCGTCGAACGGGTCGACCGCCATCATCAGGCTGGCCGTCTGGGCCATGCAGATGGTGCTCCGGCCCTCGAAGGAGCCGATCTCCAGCACGCGCTTGCCGCTGGCGAGCCGGGCCAGGGCCCGGCCCTCCTCCTCGCTCAGCCAGCCCCGCACGTCGGCGGGAAATTTCCAGTTGGCGTCCAAAAGTCCTTCCCCCCGGGCGAAGGAACGTCGGTCACAGGTCGGCGCTGATCTGGATGGTCCCGGCGCCGGCGCCGCCGACCAGCAGCACGCACTGGCCCGCCGTGGCGGTCAGGTTGTCCACCACCGTGATGTAATTGGCGGTGTGCGTCGCACCGGCCGCGAAGCCGGCGCCTACTGCCGTTTCCGTGCCGGCCACGTTGATCTTGAGGCTGCCGGCCGAGACGGTGACCGTGGGCGCGGTCCGCATCTGCGTCGGCATCGACAGCGCGATGGTCTGGTTGTTGGTGGCGTTGACCATGCCCCAGCCGATCACCACGTGCGCGGCCGGCTCGTTCACCTGGAAGAAGTAGCGCTGGCACAGGGCCAGTTCCAGCTCGATGTCGCGGTGCTCGAAGGGCGTGGCGCCGTTGCCGATCTCCAGCTGGATGCCGTCGAAGTAGACCGAGTCGTCGGCGCCGGCGGTCCCGGACGGCGTCCAGGTGTAGAGCACGCCGAGCTGGGTTGCCGTCGCGGGAACGGTCCCCGTGAATTGGTAACGGGTCCAGTTCGTCGTCAGGGCCTGCGTCTTGTTGATGACGGTCGGCGTCGACTGCCAGTTGGTGCTGGCGGCCGCCAGGTGGGCGGCCGTGTCGTTGCCGGCCGTCGTCGAGTGGTTGAGCGCGACGGTCAGGTTGCCGCCCGAGTAGTTGGCGCCGGCCTTGGCCCAGAAACTGAGCGTGACGATCTGCCCCTGGCACCGGACGCAGTCGGCCGTCTCCAGGACCTGGCCGAGGTTCAGCGCGGCCGTGTTGCTGTTGCTGCTGGCGCGCTGCATCTTGAGGTGCTGGCTGAAGCCGACGATGGCGTTGTCCGCGGCCGTCTGGATCAGGCCCAGCGAGCTGGACGCGCCGCCGATGCCGAACCAGCGGTCCGGGCCGTAGGTCACGGCGTTGGTGATGCCGGTAATCGACGTGCCGCGCTGCCAGGGGTTGATGAAGAAATCGCCGCCGTCGAGCATGTTGCGGGGCGTGGCCAGGAACTGGGCCTGCTGCGTCTCGATCGGCGCCTGCGGGTAGTGCAGCACCCAGGCCAGGCTGCCCGAGCCCGTGGGGCCGCCGTCGTTGACCAGGCCCGAGGGCCCGGCCACGATCCAGCCGAACGGGAAGGCCGTGGCCGTCTGGTCGGTCGAGATCTGCTGCTTGACCGTGTCCCAGTAGACGTAGGTGCCGTTGCCGTAGGCGGCGTCGGCCGCGATCTGGTAGACAGCGCCGCCGGCGGCCAGGTTGCCCTGGATCAAGGTACCGCCCACGTAGGGCGGGTTGTCCAGGTGCGCCACGTAGGGCAGGCTGTTGAGCACGATCACGTCGCCGGCGTTGTAGGAGCTGCCCGGCAGGTACGGGATCATGTTCGGCCGGCCCAGCACGTATTTCGCCATCGTCATTGCAGGATCCTCTGTCAGTTGCCAGGGCCGGTTCGGCCGTTACTTGTCCCGGACACGTTTCACGGCCCCGGTTACGTTTCCGGTGCCCTCTGTGGCCCCGATCAGGCGCCGTTGGATTTCACGCCGGCCCTGGTGTTCATGGGGGCGACGCCGAAGTCGAAAAAGCCGCGGATCATGATGCCCAGGGTGTTGAAGTCCGCCTGGGCCGTCTGCACGGTCGGGGTGCGCTGGCCGTTGAGGAACGCGGTGTCGATGGTCGCCGTCATCTCGGGGTTGGCCAGGATCCACCAGGCCGTGGTGCTGTTGCCCGTGTAGGACGAGTTCGACAGGAAGGGGCTCTCGACCAGCTCGAACTGCCCTTCCCAGACGTTCTTGTTGGGCTGCTTGGCGGCCGCGGCACCGCCGTAGACCAGCAGCGGCGCCTCCACCAGCTCGCGGCCCGTGGCCCACAGCTCCGGCGGCACCAGGAGGATTTCCGCCTCAACGCCCAGGGGCTGGGCGTTGGGCTTGACCTGCTTCCTGAAGGTGTAGACCGCGGTCTGCAAGGATGCCGAGGACAGGGCGCTCGACGCGCCGGAAATGTTATTGGACTGCAGGGCGCCGCCGCCCAGGCTGTTGACCGCGACGTTGCGCGATGCCCAGAAGGCCGCGCCGTCGGGGCCGTTGCCCATGCCGTTGAGCCACACGGTCCAGAACAGCTTGTTGAGCGCGTCCATGGCCCCGATGCCCATCAACCTGGGCACCACGGTCAGGGCCGAAAGGTCGTCGTCGATGATCGTCTTGCGGGACAGGCTCAACATCCGGGCGAAGGTGTCGACGAAGTTGGCGAAGGCCTCGTCGGTCATCGCCGCCGCCTGGATCGTGCCGTCGGCGTTGAGCTTCTGGTAGACGAAGTCGCCGAAGACGTTGATGCTCTTGGTCGGCTTGAAGTCCTTGACCGGGCGGGTCGCCGAGATCTTGAACATCGACTGGTCGACGTACAGGTAGCCCTCCAAGAGGAACTTGTTGAGCACGTTGGCCAGGACGTTCTGGACGCTCACCGTGCTGACGCCCTCGGCACGGATGTCCATGCGCGGCGTGAAAGCGGCCCGCAGGACATTTTCCAGGTTGCCGTCGGTGATGCGCTCCTCGCGCATGTTGAAGCCGTTGAGCCGGGCACAGGCGTAGAGGACCTGGCACAGGGCGATGCCGCGGCGGAACATCTTGTGGGCCGCCTCCTGCACCTTCTCGGTGTAGCGGGCCTTGAGGTCCTGCTGCGTGTCCTGCTGCGTGCGGAAGTCGACGCGGCGCTTGCGGCGGTCACCGTGGCCGGAAAAATAGAACTCGTCGTCGGTCAGCTTGCTGTTGCCGGCGTTGAGGATGGCGGCCTCGATGACGGCCTCGGACAGCTCGGGCTGGCTGGGGCTGTACCAGGTGATGGGGACCGTCGGCCGCTCCTCGCGGACGTGATCCAGCAAGGCGGCCTTGAGCTGGATCACGCCCCAGCCGGCCAGGATGGCGTGCTCCAGGGCGGGAACGGGCTTGCCGTCCTGGTCCTTGACGGTCGCGCCCGGGTAGGCGGCCAGGACCTCGCGCACCTCGCGGTGGCGGCGCAGCTCGGCGGCGGCCTCCTCGCGGTAGGCGGCCAGGACGTCGCCGTTCCGCCGGCGACGCGGCCTGCCGGAGGCCTTGGCCTTGTAGCCCTTGGCCTTGGCCTTCTTGGCCGGCGGCTTGTCATCGTCGTCCTCGTCCTCGTCCTCCGGGTCGTAGTCCTCCTCGTCGTCTTCGTCATCCTCGTCCTCGCCGTCGTCCTTGGCCTTGCACTTCTTCTCCATGGCGAAGATCTGCTCGTAGCGCGCCCGCAGCTCGGGCGTCAGCTTGGACTCGTCGAGGCCCAGGGCCTTGATCCAGTCGGCGAAGGTCGGCATAGCTGTGCTCCCTGTTGCCACGACGACGGACGTCTGTGCGTCCGCGCCGATGACGACGAAACTTACCTCCCGCACCACGGTCCGGCGGGAGACGTAAACGGGGCCGTCGTAGGTCCGGCCGTTGACCTGGACCTGGTTGCCCTCGGCAACGAAATCCTTCTGCTCGCAGCGGGCGCCGATCGAGGCTTGCCACTTGAAGCCCTGGTCGGCCTTGTCGCAGATGTCCCGGGCCGGGTCCCGGCGCTCCGGCGTGTCCTCGCCCAGGATCATGAAGCCGCGGAGGACGAATCGCCCGTCCTCGACGGCGGCCGTCTCCGACTGGCCCACGACGGCCTCGCGGCCGGCGTAGTGGTTGTCGAGGATTGGCAGGACGTCGTCGGCGACGATGCCGTCCATGTCCACGACCACCGGGGCATCCCACCAGGACTGCTCGAGCGGCTCGCCGGTGTAGGCCACGATCTCGAAGCGGCGCCGGGCCGGCTTGCCCTCCGCCGCGGCCGCGATCGACAGGACGGCGCGCCCCGTGATGGCCAGACTCGCGTGCTCAGTTTTGGGCCTGTGCTGCCTGGGCATGGCCGTTCCTTTGCTGGGCCAGGGCGGTCCCGACACGGTCGTAGGTGCGGCGCTCCTCCTGCTGGCGATTCTCCAGGGCCTCTGCCTCGGCGGCGTGGCGGTCCTCCATGTCGCTTTGCTCCTTGCATTGCCGGTCCATCATGGCGGCCTGCTCGGCGATCTGGCGGGCGGCGTCGGCCTCGTCTTCCTTTTCTCGCCTGGACGTCTTGGCCTCTTCACGGGCCTTGTCCTCGGCAGCGTGCCTGGCGTCGCGCTCGTCGTCTTCCCGCTCGCGCTGCTTTTCCAGGGCATCCTGCTCGGCCTGCTGCCGGTTCTCGACCTTTTCATTCCGCTCCTGCATGGCGTCGTATTCTGCCTCATGGCGCTGACGGGCCTGGTCGATCCTATCCTGGTACTCGACCGCCAGCCGCTGCCGCTCGGCCTGGTCGGCGGCCCGGGACACCTGCTGATCTGCCTCCTGCTTGATCGAAACGATCTCGGCGTCCTGGCGATCTCTGAGGGCAGCCGTATCTTCCAACTCGCTCTCGTGCCGGCGCTCCAGGGCCCCGTCTTCGCGGTCACGCTTCTTCTCCAGGCTGGCGTCCTCCTTGCCGCGCTGCTTGTCGAGGGCCTTCGCCTCCGCCTCGTCCTCCTTGTCGCGCTGCTTTTCGAGCCGGGAGCTTTCGCCAGCGTGCTTGTCGCTCAGCTTGTCTTCTTCCCTGTAATGCTGTTTTTCGAGCTGATCGGCTTCCTTCTCCTGCTGCTTCTCCAGGTCGGCCGTCGCGCGCTCGTGCTTGTCGGTCAGCTCCTTGTCGCGCGACTCGGTTTCCTTCTCCTGCTGCTTCTCCAGGTCGTCCTGCTCCGCCGCGTGGCGGCTTTCCATGGCCTCGCGCTCGGACGCCTGGCCCCGGTCGAGGGCCTCCTTTTCCCGGTCCTGGCTGGCCTCCTCGGCGTTCTCCTCGCGCTCGTGCCGCTCATCGACGGCATCCACCTCATGCTCGGCCGCGGCGTCGCGCTCCGCCTCCTGGCGGTCCTGGCGCTCGCCGGTCGCGCGCTCGTGGCGCTCGCTCAGCTCGTCCGATTCCCGGCCGTGCCGTTCATCGAGGGCGTCGGCCTCGGCCTGCTGCCGTTCGTCTAGCGCGTCCTTCTCCGACTGCTGGCGGCGCTCGTGGGCCGTGTCCTTGCTGGCGAAGCGGCCCTGCTCGTCGCGCGGCTGGTCGGGGTCGCCGGCACGGAGGCGAAAGGAGCGGCCATTGACGGCCACCGCCTTTCGGGTGCCATCGCCTGCCGCCGTCTTGCCGCCCTTTCCGGGTGCAGACGCCTGTTCCTGGGCCAGGCCCAGCTCGCGGGCCAGCTTCAGCTCGCGGGCGCGCTGGCGCATCTTCTGTTCCCAGTCCTCGCCGCGGCGGGCGTAGATGTCGGCCAGGGTCTCGGTGCCGTTGGCCAGCTCGAGCTGGTCCGCCGTGGCGTCCTTGACCGGGTCGATCGACTCGGCCGAGTCCCAGAACCAGCGGTGCGCCGCCGGCGTCGGCGGGGCATTCCTCGGCAGGTAGCCGGGGATCAGGCTGGCCTCTTCGTACCAGGCCCGGAAGGTCTTCTCGACCGTCGAGGCCTCGCACTCCTGCCTTGCCACCTTGCGCGTCCGCCAGTAGGGCAGGTGCTCCATGCGGGCGCTCGAAAAGTTCGAGCCACTCGTGTCCCCGAGCGCCAGGCTCAGGGGAATGTCGAGCACGCGGGCCGCCTCCCGGAGGATCAGCCGCACGAACATCTCGTAGGTCGTCGCCGGCTGCGTGCCCTGCATCTGGCTGAGCTTGTAGCCGAAGGGCAGCACCGTCATAAGGCCCCGGTCGATCGGCAACTGCGTCGACGGGATGAGGCCGTTGTTCTCGTCGGTCGTCGGGTCGCTGTTGGCCGGCGCCTCGGAGGTCAGCACCGCGGCGAAGTCGGCCGCAGTCTCGGCCGCCACCAGCACGGCCTTGGTGAACCTCCGGATCTGGGCAAACAGCTCCAGGGCCGGCGTGGCCTCGGGGATGCCGCGGGCCTGCCCGGGGCGATCACAACGGAACCAGTGGCAGACGTGCCTGGGCTGCCAGCGATCGTATTCCAGGGGCGCCAGCTGCGGCACGTACAGGTCGCCCGGGTGGTGCCGGAGTACGTGGTACTCCTTGGGCTTGCCCATCCGGTCCAGGACAATGCCGTCAACCCAGAACAGATCCACGAAGCCCGGGTCCGGCGTGGTCATCTGGTCCGACTCGATGCAGTAGAAGTCGAGCTGCACCGGGTCGTTGACGTTCAGGCGGCCGCCCACGGTCTGGGCCAGACTCTTGCCGTTGACCAGGAGGGCGATGCCTTCCCCGTCCACAATCTTGCCCTTGCACTTGGTCCGGAGCGAGTGAGCGAAACCGGTCGCCTCGCACCAGCCGGACCACAGGGCCTCAATGCGGGCGTCGGTTTTCTCGTCGCCCGAGCGCATCTGCAGCCGGGGCCCGGTGCCGACCAGATCGTTGGCCAGGCTGTTGACCATGCCCCGGAAGTAGCTGTTGTTGTCGCACTCGTAGCGCGACCGGATCTTCAGCGTCCGCCGGGTCTGGAAGTTGTTCGCGGCCCGGGCACTGAGGTAGTCCGTCAGCCCCCACAGGGGCGCGTTCTCGGCCGTCGACTGGGCGGCGTCGTAGCGGCCGCGGACGTAGCCCTGCCCATACGCATCGCGGGTCGTCTGCGACGCTGGCTTCGCCGGTCGACCGCCGCTGAACAGATTCCGCAGCCACTGCAGCATCAGGCGCCCTACGAAAAGTTCCCGAAACCAAAGCCCGAATCCGACAGGCCGTCGATGTTGTCGATCGGCACCTGGCGGGGCCCGATGACCTTGCTGAAGCGCAGGCCCCGGCCAGGCAGCTTGGCGGCGGCCGCGGCCTGCAGGTAGCGGTCCGCGGCGATCATCTCGTCCATGGTCCGGGCCTTGACGCTCTGGTTGTCCACCTCGGCCTCGGCGGGTTGCGTCGCGGCCGTGTTGATGTTGGGGGTCAGGTCGGCCATGGGTTGCTCCCTGGATAGACAGCCGCGCGAGACAACAAAAAAGGCCACGCGAGGGTTGCGGCCCCGCATGGCCTGTTCATTGCCTGGTGTCACGCGCAGGGATCAGCAGCGCGTGTCGCTCTGGCTGTCTACACCCATTAAACGACGGCCGCCGGGAAAAGGCTGCATGGAATCGAGCCAAGAAAATGAAGTGGGTACTAGTTCTGGCACCACTTCAGGCAGCGCGGCGCTGTTGAGGCCGAAAGAAGTCGCCGGCGAGGACCTCGATGCTGTAGACAACGTGTTTGCAGCAGCTGCATTTTCGCCGGCGGCGGACCTGGCCGCCGGCCTTCTGGCGGGTGTGTGTGACGCGGAGGCCGCGTGCCTGGCACCTTGGACAGCGGAGCCCGCCGTCGGGATCGGATCGGGACACGGCCGCCCTCGCAACTAGGACGCCTTCCGTTGCTGCCGCCTCTCCTTGGCCCTGGCCTGCATCTCGGCCCAGGTCGTCAGCTTCCGCTTGGTGGGCTTGGCCTGGCCCACCGCCGGCAGCGCACACCCGAGCATCGACGCCCCGACGGCGCACCCCGTCAAGCAGTCGAGCCAATGGTTGTCCGCCACGCCCGGGCGCATGCTCCATTCCCAGACCTGGCGGCCGTCGGCACTGACCAGCTTACACGACTCGGCCGCGGCGTGCTCGCTGAACGTCAGGTGTTCGTGCTCGTCGGAGCCGTACAGCGACAGGCTGGTGGGGTCGCCCAGGTGAATGCCCAGGCGAGTGTGAACGAATGCCTTCCAGTGGTTGGCGTCGAAACGTGCCAGCCGGCCCACGCGGGTGGCGCTCCTGCCGAGGTTCCAGAACCAGCCGCGGCGCTCCCCCGGCTTTTCTGGCCAGTCACTCATGGGAGCCTTGCCGGCCCCGATGCCGAGGCCGCGGCTGGGCGAGAGGATGGCGGCGTGCGACGAGTGCCGGCAGAAGTCGTAGACCACGTCGGGCACGTAACCGGCGTCCACCAGGCAGCGGCCGACCTTGAGGCGTGCCCCGTCCTCGCGCGGCCACTCCCTGGCGAGGATGTCGCCGGCCAGGGCCCCCAGGCCGGCCAGAATCGCCGCCTCCCGGCCGGCCCCGGGGAAGGCCGTCTCTAAGGTCCGCGGGGCCTTCCTGAGCGTGAACTGCCGGCGGTGCTGCTTGGGGAAGGAGCCGTAGTCGATGACCCAGCCGCTGAAATCACCCTTCCAGGCGCAGACGCACCAGAAGAGCAGGTTGTCGTGGACGTCAACAAAGGCGGTGACGTGCTCGGTGGCGACAGGGCAGACGCCGCGCTTGATGCCGTTGACCTTGGCGGCCACCTGCCTGGCGGTCAGGGCCAGGATGTGGCCGGCGTCCGGCTTGAGCGGCTCGTTCTGGTACTCGGCGGCGAAGGCCTCTTCTCCCAGATTGGCCCGAAGGTTGACGACGTTCTGGACGGCGGACAGCTCGTCCGCGTTGAAGAGCGCCGGCCAGGCAATCCTGGCCCCGGCGTCCATCTCCTGACGGTGCTGCTGGTAGAACTCCGTCGCCGCCCTGGTGCCCTCGCCCCGGCGCTGCCCCTCGGCCCGGAGTTTAAGGTACTGATCCCACAAGGCGTCGTCAGCCGGCCAGGCATAAACGGCCCTGGTGCGCTCTCCCTGCCATTGCGGATATAGCTCCCGGTTCAGCAGCGTGTCGGCGACGTCGCCTTCCCTCACCACCGTGCAAGGCATGATGGCGGTGATTTGCTTTCCGGGCCCGGCCATGCCAAGAACGTCACCGGAAATGATGGCCAGGCGCTCGGCGCACTGGGTGACCGAGGTCGCCGACTCGCGGGTCTGGGGGTCGTCGAGCAGGACCAGCTCGGGCCGGATGATCTCCCCCGACGGCAGAACGTGCGACTGACCGCGCAGTGCCCCGGTCAGGCCGGCGATCGTAACCACTGACCCGGAGACGTTGGGGCCGTCGCAGGCGCCGTCCGGCATCACCGGGAGGGTCAGCCGCTTTTTACCCCAGGTGATGCGCGTCTGCTCGCCCTGGAAGAGCTGCCCGCCGGCCTTGCGGCCGTTATTCTCCAGCCGGCGGATGGGGTAACAGACCTGGCGGAAGTCCTCGGCCAGGAGGTCGTTCCACTGCAGCTCGGTCTTGAGGTGGTCGAGGATGACGGCGGCGGCGCTGTCCGTGGCCCCGATCAGGGCCACAAACCTCCGGTGCCCGTAGAGCAGTGCCCAGAGCGCGCACCGCTCGCACTTGGTCGTCTTGCCGCGGCCGCGCGGCATCGCCAGCGCGAACAGGCCGCCCTCCAGCACAGCTTTCTGGATGCGGTCGATCACGCGCAGGTGGTCGTCGGACCAGGCCAGGCGGAAAGCGACGGGGAAGTAGGTCTCGAAGAAGCGGCGCAGGTCGCGCTCGCAGGCGGCGCGGCGCTCCAGGTTGCCGGGCGGCGGGTAGCCGGCGGCGATGTCGCGGCCGGCCCGGGAGCGGTCGAGGCTGCGGACGCCGGCAGCCTCCCGGTCGCGTTCGTAGGCTTCGGCGGCAGGACGGGGGGCGGTCATGGCGTCATCGTACCACGGCCTGCAAACAAACAAAAACTACATCGGGGGCTGTTCCCCGTGCGAAGCCGGCGCGGCCGGGGCCTCGGAAGGACCCGCGGCCGAATCTCCTGTTGGGGCTCTGGCTCATATGGCGCCCCTCAACAGGGCGCTCCATATGGCGGCTGGCTCATTTGGCGAGCCGGCATATGAGATTCATTGATTCTGATACTTGGCGAGGATAGCGCCAGCTTCTACGGAGACATGGTAGCTTTTACTGGCCCAAGAACTGGAGCTTCGGCAAGACCACTCGGAGTCCGCATAGCATCTCGCCGCCCTGGCATGTTGCATCGCTGCCATCCACCAGTCCCATGCCTTGCACGCTTTATCTCCAAGAGTACGACAGCTGTCCCCTTCGTCGGCCTGTTGCACGGCTGTACGGGACGCGGTAATAGCAGAGTTGTACATTAGTTCGGCAATATGACCTAGCGCCGCGTATCGGTCCTTGTCCTGCTTGCCCATCCTGGCCTCCACTGCCTTGTACGCGATGGCGTTTGCGTCCAAGATCGCCTTGGCGAGCGTCAGGTTCGCATCAGCAACGACCTTGGCATCAGCCTTGACGACGATGGTATCGGTCTGGGTTGTCCCAGCGGCGCAGCACAGCAGTAGCACACAGAAAGTGTTCATCGGAATCTCCCGAGTTGAGGCACCGCGGTCCGTACAGGTTACGACATCGCGCGGCCGCATGCAACGATATTCCTGCGGCCCATCGACGAGCCGGCAATTGTGCAGACACCTTGATTTGAAGACGCTGCCGGTCTGGGGCGGATCGTCTGCCCCAGACCGGCAGCATGGTCGATCAGTACCCGGCAGACCACAAACGTGATCCGCCGGCAGTCGTGGCAGTTATACTCCAGCTGTGAGCATTGCCGACGACACTCGTGTAGGTTGGCTCCGTAGCGCCGTAAGTGCCGATGAAGAAGACATTCAGTGACGGGGTTGCCTGACCTGCGCCGGTGTTGCCGTCATTGAGGTAGACGTTGCAGGCGTTGTCGAAGGTGCAGTTGGCGCCGTTTCCAGTAGTCTCAATCTCGCCGTTGGTCCATCCAGTTCCAGTGGCGTAGTGTATGCTGACGTACATGAGACAGCTGGTCATCTGCACGTTGGTAACCGCACCGTAGGTGTAGAACTTCAGATAGCCCAGGTTGGCGTAGATGTTGTCGCTGGCCAGCACCAGGTTGTTGTTGGAGTAGAACTGCGCACCGTGCGTCGAGTTGCTGTCGTAGGAACCGTAGTCCCAAATCTCGTCGCTTGAGTTGTTCCAGCCCTTGTCGAACTTGAGCTGCGTGTTGTTGTTCACCCGCACGACTCTCTGGCCGTAGTCCACCAGGTCGTAGTTCCCGCCGGACACCTGATTGCCCTTCAGGTACACGAGGCCGGCATTCATATCAATCGTCTGATAGTTGTTTATCAGATCTTTGACAACGACGTACTTCTGCGTGGCGTCGTAGTAGCCGGCGATGCTGAAGTAGATGTAGCCCTTGTTCTCGATGGTGCTGTTGGTCGAACCACTGGCGTCGATGCCGCCGACAGTGCCGGTGCCGGTGTAGGACGCGCCGGTGAAGAGCAGGTAGCCGTATGTTACGCTGGCCCCTGGATTACCGTGGGTCCAGTCGCCAGCGACCTGGTCGCCGTAGACGTAGATGGTCGCGTTCTGGATGACGGTCAGGTTCGTGGTCGAGGAACTGTTGCCGACGTTCACCTGGCCGTTGGTGCCAAGGACCGTCGTGCCGTCGCCCGTGTAGCCGTCCCACACCTTGCACCCCAGCGTCTCCCCCTGGCAGTTGAAGTTGAGGGTCGCGCCCTGGTCGGCGTCACCGCCGACGTAGATGTTGCCCAGCGCCGGGCTATTGGAGGAACCCAGCGTGCCGCCAAACACGTTGAAGGTTCGCGCGTAGCCGCTGCCCGTGCCGCTGACAGGGTCCAGGGACAGGTAGGACGATGAGCCGAAGTCCATCTTGCCTGACTTCCAGAAGCCCAGTCCACTGTTGAGGCTGCTGCTGTCCAGCGTGTTGTCGTTGTTGACGCAGGCGATGCTGCCGTAGATGAGCAGCGTCCCGGTCCAGTTGGCGCCGCTTTCCAGCTTGCTCACCGAGTAGTGGGCGTGCGTCACGGACGTCCCGACCTGCGGATCGTTGGTGATGGTGACACCAGCTACCCCGATGCGAGCTTCATCGTTGAGTGTTGGTGCGCTGGTGGCTACGCTTGACCCGACCTTCCAGTTGGTATTGTCGCTCCAGTCGGAGCTGGTGGCCCCTGTCCAGTCGAGGGTCGCCGGCACCAGTCGATCCTCCAGGACCTCCAGCCGCGGCCGGAAACGCTTCTGCTTCATCATCATTCGCTCCTCCTAAAAAGAGTAGTTCGGACTATCGTAACAGATTCAGTTACCGTTTTGACTCCGCTAGCACCGGCTCGTCGATGGGCCGCAGCAACTCCCCACTCTGCTCGCCGGCCAGGTCGGGCGGCACCAGCAGCTTGGCCCACTCGCCGCGGGTGTAGTCCCACTGCCACAGGTCGTAGCCCGCGCCGTTGTGCGTTGTCTCCAGCAGTTCGCCGGCGGGACGGTGGCAGGGCTTCCAGATGGGGGCGGCCATCGCTACACCTCGGCCTCCTCTTCTGCCTCGGCCCTGGCCTGCTCGATCAGCTCACGCAGCTTGGCGATCCTCTTCTTGCCGAGCTTGTTGCAGACCGACTCGTCGCCGTCCAGCAGCATGGCCACGTCGCCGGCGTTGATCGCTCCTGCCTGGGCCAGGATGTCCTCGACGGTCTTGCTGGGGATGCCTAGCTCGCCCATCGGCCGATCCTCCCAGCCCTCGCCAAATAGCGACGTCTCCTTGTCAAACGCCTCGTCGCTGCACGAGCTGCACAGTTCCGGCCCGACCCAGCTGCAGCCGTTGCCGTCCTCGCCGACGCACCAGTCGCAGTGCTCCTCGGTGCAACCGCACTCCTTGCAGCAACGGACGCCGGCCGTGGTCAGCAGCGCACGGACCTTCTCCAACACTTCCTCGCCCTGCACCAGCGTCAGCTTGGTGCAGGCGAATGCTCCTGGCAGCGGCTTCGCCTCCATGCCGGCCAGGTCGTACAGCTCGCCGACGGTCCGCAGCTCAGCCTTGTCCAGCAGCTTGAACACGTCGTCGGACAGGCCGAGGTCCACGAGCTGCACGGCGAACGGGTTGGCCTGGG